CTCCAATCTTTGGAGTTAATCCCTCACACGACATGAGGGAGTAACTCCATAGGCCTATCTGAGCTGTTCAGTAGTATGGTGACCCCACTAGTGGGTGCATCTCTACATAGTATCTCTAGAGAGAATCCTATTAGGGCAGCCTTCCCGTAGCTGGCTACGTTTATTCCACCCTTGTGCGCTTTATATATGCGTTTAACCCTATCGTACCACAAGTCCCTGTTAGGACGGGAGATTCTCATGTTCCTGTCTTTCACAACAACCGCTTCGTAGGTCGCTTTGTAAAGGCGCGTCTCGATCTTCTTGACCGGGACGTTGAGTTGCAGCTCCTTATCGAGGGCTCGAGCGAACGCTCGGACTCCTGGGAGCTCAGGTACAACGACACCTGTTTGCCTGGATAGCCCAGGCTCGATAATGACTCCAGTATCGGCGTCATCACTTTCTGATATACCTCCGACGACTCTGTGTGCACACTTAATAGTGTAGAAGTCGTCTACAGGTAGACCACAGTTTTTAGACTGTCTCGTGTAGTAAATCCGTCTGAGTGCGGCGATCACATCCAGAGGCATACCTCTGTCATAGACGTCTTGGAATCTGTTCTCCATTGACTGTATCAAATCTCGGGCGTCAGTCGAGATTCTGCTCTCAATCCTAGAGTGGACCATCGTCGCTATGGCTCGTGACAAGTACTGTCCACGGCTACCGCGTCTGTGGTCGACCCTCAGAAATTCTGCTATCGCTCCGAACGCACATTTCGCGCTCTGCATCCTGACGTTGTACCTCCTGCCATTTCTCAAACACGCTTGTGCGACTGCTAACGACCTGGTCCCTATGAGGACATCGTCGCCATTGTGCAAACTAGCACCGTGGCGAAGTGTTTCGCCCGCTATCATCCGCGTATAGATGTAGTTGAGTACGCTATTCATGAATGTCGTCAGACGCCATCCGGATAGCAGCGTTCCTCTAGCTTTGTACGTCTGCTTGAGGCCTACATTGTCGTGAATGACCTGAGCGGATATGGATTCGGCTGTCCACCACGCAGCCTCAACTTGCTCGGGTGATAGCTGCGGGCCGAACACGTCGACATATGCTTCTATGACCGCCTTCATTGATCCCGCTTTGTGCTGACTGTTGAAGTCTTCGAAATCTAAGCAGAAAGGCGAACGGTCCTTAAGCACACCGCCGACTCTCGCAACCACGTTGTTCTCGGATGCGTCCTTACCTACGGGAAACTGATTCGGTAAAAGGTTTTCACAGTTGTAAAAAGCAAAATGTGCGAGGTTGTAGCTCGTGAGATCCGTACCATAGATCGCTCTTTGCTTACCCCACTCGTACTTCGTCGATGCCCATGCGTGTATCTCGGCCTTCCGTTTCGAGAAATAGTCCATTTTAAGCGTAGGCATGTGACTTATCGTTATGAACTTGTTTTTCAAAGCTGCGTTCGTACGTACTATATATTCTTCGTCCTCCGCATACTGCGAATGGATGCTCCCGGCTGCACTCCACTGCCACCGTGAGTCCCAAAACTGCTCCCACGTAAACTGCGCCGGCTTTCGACCTAACACTGATGCGTCCCTAAAGACTTGGCAAGCCCGGATGTAGATTTCATCATCAGATATGTTGGTTGTGTCGAGCCTAGTCCTGTTTGTCTTCTCCTTCTCCCAGTCAACTATGCCCTCGATTCTGTTGACCAGGACGTCAAGTTCAAAAACTGGCCTCAAGTCCTCGTCTACCATGTTTTGTAGTGACTTGGCTTCTGCTGACAACGACTTGGCAAACTT